ATCGTCACCTCTGTCATGCCGCCTGACACGACAAGATTCAGCATTTCCTTCCCAAGCATTTACCACGCCCTCCTTTCGAGAGCGGGTAAATACCTGCTTGACTTTCTTATAGATATCCGGTAGGGGGGGGGGTAAATGTTACCTTAACTGTGCTACCTAGTGCTTTTTTCATAGCAGGGACTGTAACGCGTGAAGGGCTGCTGTAATTTATGCGGATACTATCATAGTAATAGTTGTAATAATAGTAGGAAAGCGTCTCCCCCTCAACCAACGAAACACTAGCAATAATTTTTAAGTTATTTTTGGCGTTCATATCCCTTTCGGGTGAGTTATCGCATCGAAGAGTCATATAACAATAATTATTGCCGCTAATAGCATAAAACTCAGCTAAATACCATTTCCTAAAAATGCCATCAGCTCCTTCCCACTCCCAATAAGGAATCCTATCTATAGCCCCAGTCTTATACTCTATATAAGAAGGGTCGTTTCTATACCCATAGTTATCATATCCAGACGGATTCCCTATAGTAAGGTATATAAAATTTCTTTGCTCCCCTTTGGACAATAGACTACCTTTCTTCAGCATCCCTTTCCCCCTCTCAAAGACGGCGGCAGGTGCGCACGATTTAGCTCACTCTCCCATGCGGTCTTGCAGTGATCGTCCTGCCAAAAGAACAAGTGGTCGATGATCCATGCGGGCCATGACCTCGACCCATCGAGCTTGTGACGCCAAGCTCTTGCACTCAGCGTCTCATCAGCCCACCCGCCGAGAAGCGTGTTGACCAACTGGTCGAGCGCCACGGCAATCTGGAATCCGTCAGGGTGCTTCATGCCTTACCCTCCGTGTACGGCTCAGTCCACAGCTCGCCCATGGCGAGCATCGCCTTGGAGAGCGCCTGCTGGAGTTGAGCCTTCGTCACAGTCGCGACAGAGTTGTCAGCGAGCACCCAGACGGTCGACTCAAGTCCTGCCGTCTCTGCAGCAGTAATTGCTCGCGCCATACGAGACTGCGCGGACTCATCGCCGTCGAACGTCATACCGTCGACCTCGACCTTGATCGCTGCCACCTTGGCTGCACGTTCACGCTTGGCAATGGCAAGATTCTGTGCTTCCTGTTCTTCAGGCGTCAGCTCTCTTTCAGAGTAGGTCACGCCATACTGCGCCCAAAACGCAACCTTGCCTTCGTCTGGCGCTTCGCCAAAGGACACACGGTCCCTGTTGAAAATGTCCTGACGCACCTGCCATTCAGAGTGGTAGGCAACGCCGTTGTACGTCCATGTCTTAATCATTCAATCAGCTCCCGAACTTGGTGAAAGTGGCGACTCCGAAAGTCCCGTACCATGCAAGCGTGACAAGCCCCTTCGCAAGCGTCGGAGCAGAACCGCTCCACGACCAAGAGCTGCCAAGAGTGATCGTGGCAGTTCCCGCTAGTGCAACCACGGTAATCCATGCCTTGTTGGCAGATCCGTTGTTGACCGTGAGCGTGCCGCCACTGGCAAGGCTCATCGAGCGAGCAGAACTATCTGACACTGTGGTTGCCGCTACAACAGTCTCATATGTCTTGATCGTTCCAGCATCACCCGTTCCTGGGATGAGCTGAGGTTTCCCGCTGACACCGGTCCAAGGCACTGCACTCGCCGAGTTCGCCGTAGTAGCAGAGTCGGCCTTTGCCGCACTCGTTGCCTTGGCGTTGATGCCAAGGTAGGTCTTCGCGGCATCAGTTTTGGCCAAGTACGTGCTCGCGGCATTGGCCGTCGTCAGGTAGCTCGCGAGCTCCGAAGCCATTGCCACGCGGTACTTGCCGCCGGTGCCGTGGACGATCCACAGCTGATGTGTGTCCTCCGCCCAGATCGGCTGCGCTGGCGTTTCCGCGTCGCCGCCATAGGCAGAGATCTTCGCCGCCGTGTCGTAGTTGATCCCAAATGCTGAGTAAGCCATTACGGCAACCTCCCCATAGAAATGCCCTTGCTAGAGAAGTAGGACGGCTTGTCGGTGATGCCGTTCCACGATGTCGTGCCTGCGGGGCCCGTCGCGCCCTTCAGACCCGTGAAAGCGAAGGCGAATGTCCTTGCCTGAGCGGTCCCGCCCACCGTCACAGCCACCTTAGGCGTGCCCGTTGTGGCGTCTACCGAAGCCGTTGCACCAGTGATAGTGGCGTTGGCACCTGCCGCGCCAGTTGCGCCCCTCTCACCCTGAATGCCCTGGACACCCTGCGGCCCTTGGGCACCCTTAGGGCCGGTCGCGCCGGTCTCACCCTTTGCGCCCGCGTCACCTTTAGGCCCCTGGACCCCCTGAGCACCCTGAGGCCCCACATCGCCCTTGTCACCCTTAGGGCCTTTGATGTCGCCGACGTCCTGCCATGCCGAACCGTTCCACGAGTAGAGGTGCGTGCCGACCATGTAGGCGTCGCCCAGCTGTCCTGTCGGGTGTTGCTCCTGAAGCTCGTCTAGCGTCGGGAAACTACCCTTGATAGAAAGCGGCGCGCCCGTCTCACCCTTGGGCCCGACGTCACCTTGATCGCCCTTGAGTCCTTGCGGACCTTGATCGCCCTTCGGCCCCTGCGCGCCTTGGATGCCCCGCTCACCCTTTTCTCCTCGGACGCCTTGCGGCCCCTTGATGCTCGTGAGCTTCGCACCCACCGTGAAGGTGCTACCCGCGATTGCCGTGATCGAGAAGACCTCGCCTTCGGGGTCGATGACCGTGTCGCCCACCTTGATGTTCGCCTGGGGCGTGAGAGAAGTGATCGCCGCTGTGCCGCTCGCACTCAGGTTGACGGACGTCAGGCGCATGGCGTAGGCCGCCGTCTTTGCAGACTCCGCTGCCGCCTGCGCGGACTTCGCCGCTTCGCTCGCCTTCGTCGTAGCCTCGGTCGCCTTCTGCGTCGCAGTGTTTGCCGCAGTCTCGGCCTTGCCTTGCGCCGCCACGGCCGCCGTCTTCGCGGAGTCTGCGCCCGTCTTCGCCGTCTCGGCACCCGTCTTGGCCGTCTCCGACACCTTCTTGGCGTTGGCCGCCGCAGTAGCAGAAGCCGCCGCGGCATCAGCCTGAGCCTTGGCGTTGGCCGTCTGCGTAGCACCTGCCGTCTCGACCGCCTTGACCTGAGCCGCACCTGCCGCGTTGACGGCGGCGGTCTGCGTGGATCCTGCCTGTTCGACCTTCGACTGCCATGATGTGCCAAGGGAGTTGACCGCCTGAGTCTGAGTTGAGCCAGCAGTCTCCACAGCCTTGACCTGCTTCTGACCTTCCGCCGTGACAGCGGCAACCTGCGTGCCGCCCTCCTGCGTGATGGCCGCGACGGCATCCTGACCGGCCTTCTTGACTTCGGCGAGCACTTCGCTCGAAGATCCCGCCGCACCAGACGCAACCTCGGCGTAGTGCTTTGAGCTGTAGAGATCGCCCTCGACAGGCGTGCCCATCTGGGTTGCCCACGCCTTCGCAGTCGTAGCGCTCGAACCTGCGGACGCCGCGGACTGCTCTGCCGATGTCTTCGCGGACTGCGCAGACGCGTTGGCAGACTCTGCGCCAACCCGCGCGGCCTCAGCACGAAGAGCATTCTCTGCGCTTGCCTCCACAGAGTTTGCGGCCTTCTCCAGCGTGCCGTCATCGACAGCGCCCGCCACCTTGTCGACAGCAACGATGTGGTCCGCCACAGTCTTGATGTTGCCGCCCTCGGCAGTGCAGTCCTGCGCAGGCTCATCGGTCAGACGCCCTGCGGAGAACTTCACGGGCACGCACTTGCCACCCTGCAGATCGCCCGCGACAGCGCCGATCTTGTCCATGTTGGCGGACACGTCCTTCACGTCATCGATATTCGTCGATACAGTAACGACATGATTCTTCATGCCAGCGACCGCCACAATCTCGCTGGCGATCTCCGCATCGGTGATGACCTGATCCTTGATCGAGGCGACGGTCTTATAGGCCTCGAGGTTCTCGGGGGCCGCGGCGGTCTCGATGTCGGCAACGGCACCTGCCACTGCCACGGTCTCGTCCTTGATGGACGCCACCGACTTGACGGGCTCGATGTTCTGTCCAACGGTCTTGACCGGCTCGATGTTGTCTGCGACGGTCTTGATCTCGGCCTTCATCGGCACGAGGACGGTGGCCGCTTCGGCGTACTCAGCGGTCTTCAGCTCGGACTTCTTCGCCTCTTCGGCGGACTTCTGGGCGGCATCGGCGAACTGTCTTGCATCGTCTTGAGCGGACATCAGCTTCTCAATCAGCTGTTCTGGCGTACTGTCAGATGTCGGCGGAACGGACAATGTGCGCCCAAGGCGCTCAACTAACTGCTGGATCTGCACAACCACTCGATCCATCGCTTCGTTGATGATCTCAGGCGGGAATCTCGAGTAGTTCGTCAGCTGCATGTTCTGCGTGTAGGCAACGGCAGACCCAACGACAAAGATGTTCCCCTTGACAATCGGCGTCGTCAAGACAACCGTGCCACCAGGCGTAGCAGTCTGGTCCGCATTCATCTCGACGGAATAATCCTGCCCATACACAAGCATTTTTGCCTGCGCTTCAGGATCATCAGCCGTGGCGACATACACGTCAGTCTTTTCAAAGATGAGAAAGCCGAAAGGCAATCTCGACTGTCCCTCTGACGTGAACGGCCCAGCTAATCTTTTGACGTACTCGATCATAGAAAATGGCTCCTTAGTGGAGCCCATCTTCGTATGATTGGGCGAACACACGCGCACTACTGGTTCGGACCGTCGGCCATCTTCGGGGCGCGGCTGGGCTCGAGCTTATCAAGGCCCCACCAGTATTCCTGGCCCGCCGTTTTCATCGCCCACGCTCCCATCCTCGCCGTGTATCCAGGAGAACAGAAGTCCATGAGGTCGTTGTAAACCGCACGGTCAAAGACAGCCTTCGTGTACCAGAGGTTCACAAAAGGCATGTGCCCTCGCGCAAGCTTGAGCGCCTTCGCTTCCGTTGAGTTTTCCTTGTCGTACAGCCCCTCATTCACGGCAGATTTGGCGACGTCCCACGTGTCGAGAACCGTGCCAGCAACGGGGCCGAGGAACTTCAGGAAGTTCGGAGAGCCGTAGGCGTTTTTGCCGTCTACGCCTGCAAGGATCATGTCCGCAAGGAACGAAAGGCCGCCGCCCGTCGTCAACGCCTGCGCCCAGAAGTCTGTGTTGCTAAGGCTCATGTCTTGCACGTCCTTGCCCGCGATCAGTTCTTTCAGTTGAACCGAGATCGCGGCAGAGATCGTCGAGCCGACAATGACGGCGGCGGCATACTTTGCTGCGCTGGCATTCCCGCGAGTCTGCACAAGATCCTTCCCTCGCTCAAGATGCCTCAGCACAAAGCCGATCGGGAAACTCTTGAAGAGCAGGAACGAGCGCATGATTTCACCGCCGAGCGTGCCTCGTTCGCCCGCGATGTTGGAGAGAGCCCTCGTCCTCAGGTCGGGAGCAAGCGAGGCCAGACCGGACTCATCGCGCAGGAAGGCGACGTAGGTCGAAACCGCGTGATCGACGTCCCTTTGGGTGTACGGGGCATCGATCTGCGGATCAAGACTGTCCGGATCTGGGTTGATGCCGTTCAGCGTGTCGAGGTCGACCTCTCGGATGTCCTGTCTCGTGAGAACCCGCGCGCCATTGTGTGCCTTATACGGCTTGGCGGCCTGCCACAGCTTCCAATCACGCTCAGTCACACCGAGGCGCTCCAACTGTCTCTTTTGGAAGGGCTCGAGTATGTTCCAGTCCCACGCGGACACGTTGGACATGACGCCCATCATGTTAATCATGGACGCCTGTCGAACCCCGTTAGTCCACTGGTCCAACAGGGAGAACTTCATCATCGCGTTGGCGAGCATACCCGTCCAACCCTGACCGACATTGTTCTGCCCAAAGCGATCGAGATTCGACGCAAGGGCGTCGGCCATCAGGCCCGCGCGGCGCGCGATGTCCTTGGACTCGCTGCCCCACGCCTGACAGAGGTTTGCCGTCGCCCTCAGCACCGGGACCTTGTGCAACCCAGAGGCGACAAAGTATGTGGCAATGTCGGGCAGAGAGTTGATGAACGTGCTCTGCAGTTTGCCGACAACCTCGAGGTTTCGAGCGCCGCCCATGAGACCGGCAACGAACTGTCGGTCAGGCCTGACAGAGGCGGCCTCACCATTCAGGACCGACCAGGCAGAGTCGTAGTAGTGTTTAGACACGCCGATTCGCTTCGCCTTGAGCGGCGCAAGGACACCCTGCATTTTGCCGTTCATCTGGTCCGCTTCGGCCTGACACATGCGCTTGATGCCTTGGTTCATGTTGTTGGGGTTCGGCCCCATCATCTCTAGCAGCGCGGCATCCTTTGCCGTGCGGCGCAGGCTCCCGAGCATATTTCCGAAGAACGGACCGTGGCCGAACATCTCCTGATACTCGATGAAAGCCTCGGCGTCCTTGAAGTGGATTGACCTGTGAAGATCGCCACGGTTAGCCCTGCTAGCGCCGCCGCCGAAGCCCTCACCAGCAACAGACGAAAGCTCGAAGTTTTCCGCGCCGTTCTGAACAATCGTGTCATACGCCTTCAGAAGCATTCGCACGATGTCCTCGTCGGTCATCTGCTCGCCATTGAGATCGACGTAGCGACTCTTGTCGATGCGCTCAAAGACATACGCCACCCACGCCCGTTGATTGTCGCCGTATGGGTTCACGCCGTTTGCCGTGTAGCCAAATTCATGTTGGAAGCGTTGAAAGGCAGAATCACCCTTGAGGATCTCTGCAGCCTGTCTCATGCGCGCATCGTCGTGTGTCTGCGGCACGTAGTGCTCGAGCTTGCCCAGATTGCCGCCGGCGGCATTGAAGCGGTCGACCGCCGCATCAGAGAGCTTGTTCCACTTTTCGGCCACGCCCTTCGCGAGGTCAGACCCCGTGTTCACGCCATAGACTTCGCGCACGACATCGCGGGCGAAATCCCTGTCTTCCATGATCCCGAGGATCCCCTTTTGAAGGCCCTCGAGCTCGACAAGGAAGTCCGAGGCGATCTCGGCCTGAGTCGCCTGCACATAGCGATCGACCTCCTGCAGGACCTGCATACCCGCCGAGTAGCCGTGGTAGCCGCGCTTGCGAGCAGTGGCCATGCTCTTCTCAACGCGGGCCTGCGCGAGCACAGTTAAGCGAGCACGCTGTTTGATCTTCAACGCCTCTGTCATCATCGCCTCTTGGACTTCCTTGACAGCCATATCTACTCGCGCCTGTTTAGACATAGCATCCCAAGCCACCGGATCCTTAAGACGAAGCGCCGCCATTCTCGCCCGCACCTGTGCCAACAAATCTGATGCTTCTGTTGGCGTAATCTTTTTCCCGAGAGAAAGTTGTACGCGTTCGACGCACTCTTTGCGCATCTGCTTTTTACGAAAGTCCGTCATTTTTAAATCCCATTGTTTACCAAGGCACACGCGACGGCGGTAGCAACACCATCAATCGCAATCTTCTCAAGCTCAGCCGCTCGAGCATCTTCACGAGCAATCAGTTCTGCTGCGCTAATCGATGCGGGATCCCCATTGGCGTCCTCAAGCGGGATCACCATGTCGGGAGAATCTTCTAGCACGATGAGCGCTTGGTTAGTGAGCGCCTTCAGGTCGGCGTCTTCGGCAGAGGTGCGAACGTGCTCGATGCTCTCTCTGATGACCGCCGCATCACTCACATGTTTCTCCTGTTCTGCTGCCGACTTGAATGTCTTGACATCCCCGAGATCCTGACCGATACTTTCGTTAGGAACTGCAGTTCCAGAAACCTTGTTGTTGCCGACTGAAGTCGCGGGTGGATGCCAGTCCTGGGGTTGCCCTTCGTGCAACGAGAGGAGGCCACGGTCGTGAGTCTGACGATCAAACAACAGGGTTTCTTTTTCTATAGGTTGCTTGCTATAGAACACCGACCCAACACGATAAACCCCCGCCACCTTCTGAAACTCAACCTGAATTACAGCACGGGTCAGTCGCCCTTTCTCATCAACAACAATGGGACGAACAATGCGCAAACTGTCAGCCTTCGTTCCTTTGGACACCCACGCCCAATTCCTCACAACATCGTAAAGTGCGTGTTCAACATTTGAATAACCAGCCTGTTGAAGCTCCTTCTCGTGCTTGCGAATGTGGTCGCCGTTAAGCGTACCTTCCTGCAGTCGTACCGGAAGCGGCAAAACACCATCAACCCCCTCGGGCATCACCATAAGATCGGGCTTCCCATCGAGGCCAAAAACGCGATGAACTTTATCTCCATCACGCCCAACTTCAACTAACTTGAAAGGCTTCGGAGCTGAAATAGGAGCCATACCTTCCTTGCGCATCGCATAGTCAATGGCATCTCGCAAAGCTTGCCCACGCCGTTCGGCCTCAAACTGAACAGCTCCTGCAAGGCTATCCGTCTTGATGAATTGCCCCTCGTCGATTTCAACCCCTGTTCGGTGTGAGAAGTCTCGCATCACATCAAGCTGAGAGAGCGTCGTTACGTCGCCAAACATCGAGGTGCCGCCAGACGCAGCGTCGGCCTCGGCCATCGCGCGGTTCTTCCGGATCAAGACTGCGCTGGACGAGATGTCATCCACAATCCGCTTGTAACCTCCGCCCTCCTTGTCGACCTTCGCAAAGTAGTCGAGGTAGGCCTGCGCCATCGGAGACCGTGTAGTCGTCTTCTGAGCGGCAAGCTCTGACACGGACAGCTTCTGTCCGTTTGCACGTGTGGAAACGAACTCATTGAGCACCTCAGCCATGGCGGTACGAACGTCAAGGTCGCCAGTGCCATCAAGATCGAGTAACTTAGGCGCGAGCGCTCGATAGGCGCGCAACATGGTCGACACTCCGGCTGGAGCCTTGCCTGCATCCAGAAGCCCTGTCAAGCCAGGTGTCTTGTACACAGACTGAAAAATCGCAGCGTCCAAACGCGCATTTGCTTCTGCCGTTGAAACGCCGTTGACGACCAACCGATTGCGCTCAGATGCGGGCATGAGCTGCACGAACTGAGAGATCGTATCGAGAGAAACGTTTCCGTCCTCTGTGAACTTGAGCGATGCCAGGTCGATGCGTTGCGCATCATTGATTGCCTGTTCGACCATGCTCATCTCGGCAGTCGTACGGGTGTTTGTCCTATCGGCAATGTCGACGGGTAGCTTTTCCTTGTCGACCACGCGCACAAGGATCGGCTTCTGCATCTCCGCAATGACATCAGGATCCACGCCATGTCGTGCCGCGTCCAGCATTAGCTCTTTCTTGTACGTATCTGCCGTGCCAAGGTCATACGCGTGATTGAGCGCCGTCACGCGCCCATTACCAGCAATAGCATATGCCGCGTCCACGCCCTCGACTCCGTACAGGTTGTTCGGCTGACCGTTGATGTCGTTGGACGTGATGACCATGTCGGCATCCACCACGACGTACTGACTGTCGTAGCGCGCTCCAGTGCCGTCCACAAGCGTCACAGCAGTGCCGCGTTGAATGTCGGGGATATCCGCCCAATCCGTCACGACGGGCGCGCCGTCGGACAGACTGTTGCTGATCGAGACGCGAAGGTAGTCGGGGTGCGCGGCAATCCCTCGCATTTGCGCAACGCTTTCCTTCGAGGAGCGGTCGCGGTTCTGCAGGATCGCGCCGTCACGCTTTGACTGCGCGGCCAACTTCGCCAGAGACTTCTCGCGAATCTCCTGAATCACCTCAGGATCCACGGCCTTCTCACTCACGCGGACGGTCTTGCCCGCGTCAATCTGTTCGCGCGCGGTCGCCTCGGCCTGATGCGCCTCACGCACCTGCTCGGCGTTGCCGTGGTCGACCGGAAGGTTTGCCTCGGCTGCGACCTGCGTCGCGCGGTAGCGTGCTGCGTCCTCGACGTCCACGTCGGTCAATCCGGGCGCGTCGACCCCCGTGGCCTGCGCGGCCTGCGCCGACCTCGAGCCTCGAGCCTTCCACGACGCACCTGCCGACACGGGCCCCATGAGGCCACCAACGAGCGCATTGACGCCCATCCCGACGGGATCCGTCGGATCGTACTTCAACGCGAGCTTGGAATAGTCAGCATTTTCGAGAACGGTTTTAATCGCGCCCATCTCGTTATAGGACGTGAAAGCACCGAGGCTCGCACCGGTCAATACCTTTGCCTTGATGCTTCGCCCGAACGCACCAGGCACACCGCCCCAAAAAGCGTTCATCGCGCCAGAGACCATGCCGGCCTTCGTCGCAGTCTCATCGTCAACGCCCTCGTCCTTGAGCTTTTGCGTCTCATTGATGCCAACAGAAGCACCGAAGACAACAGGTGTCACAGCGATCGAGGCAGGCCCCGCAGCCGCACCAACGGCGGCGGCCATACCGTACTTCGCCAGACCGTTCGAGACGCCGTAGAGGACCTGAGCGGCCACGCTCGTTTTCTCTGGATCGGGCGTGTACTCGTCGCGAACGAGGCGACGGTTCTCGGCAGCCGTCGCGTCAAGCCACGCGCGGTACTCATCGTCGCCAAAGCCCGCAGACGAAACGACACCCTTCAGCGCAGACTGGTTTTCAAGGTAGGCTGCGCATGCTCCCTGCCAGATGGCGTCGCCCATACCTGTGTACCAGCTCGGCTCCTGTTCCACAGGCTCAACCGTCACCTGCGGAACGGGCGATGTGACCGGAGCGGTCGGGAGCTCCTCCGAATACTCTCTCAGAAAAATCATCTTGCAAAGCTCACAACGCGAATGGTGAAGGGAGAGCCGTCGGCCTGAATGAGCTTCTGCCCGTTGGCCATGATGACATCAAAGTCGTTATCGACGCCCGTCGAGGACATTCTCAGTCGCGCGGTCGGCAGGATCTTGGCGACCTCCTGCCCCGTCAGGGGCGTGCCGTCGGGGAGCTTTGCCACGACGCCCTTGAGGCGCTCGAAATTGCGGACATTGCTTCGCACAGCACTCTCCAGATCACTCAGACGAACGCCGCCCTTGAGCGCGACCTTGTAGCCGTTGTGCTCCTGAATGTCTCCGACGATTTCCATCATCGCCTGCGTTATTGCTTCTCCAGAACTCGTTCCGTTCATGACCTTCCCAGCCGCCACCGCTGTGATTGAATCGACCACTTTTTCGCGCACTACGGGATTGTCAATAAGACCATTCAATGCCTCGACCTTGAGCGGAATACCTGTGCTAGGCGAAGTCACAATGCCGACCTTCGTCTGCTTTTCGGCAATACCCGATTTTCCAAGGAAGTAGTTTTCTGGAACGCCATTGGCACGCATTGATGGATCAGCAGAAAGCAAAAATCCCGTTGCATATTCGTTACCTAATTGGCGCATCACAATGCCCACACCTGCCTCACCAGCGGCGTCAGCAATCTGCCCCAAAAAGACAGCCTTGTCTCTCGCCCCCAAACCGTCAATCTTCGTTTTGAGTCGAGACACCTCCTCGGAACTGAAGATCCTTGCTTTCGTCCCATAATCTGTTGCCATAGAGTCAGCATTCTGAGCACGCTTCGTCACTTGGCCAACGATCGAATTGAGGTCATCAAAATCAATCCCCTTGGTGTCATAGTCACCGGTGGATATCGCATACGCAATCGGATCGTTCTTTCTCGACTTCGTGATTTCGTCTCTAGCTTTAATAAGGGCGTCGCGACGCTTTACCTGGCCAGCATAGTCATCGCTACCGCGGACAGGAGCCGAAGCTTCAATGACAGCATTCATTGCATCGACAGGCATCTTGCGAAATCCATGCATAGCAGCAACTGTCTCGGCGGTCGACTCATAGAGGTCATAGCGACGCTTACCTTCGGGTTCCCCATACGCCTCAACATACTGCTCTAGACTCAACATATCTGCATCCACTCCAGTCTCACCAATAAGCGCAAGACTGTTCTTCTCGCGGAGCGCAAGATCTTGACGCCACTCGGATTGAGCCTCCTTTTGCTTCGTCCAGACCGACGTGAAGAGCTCTGCACGACGAGCTCGAGAAAGGCCATCAATAAGCGGGAGACCAGTCTTTTCCGAATTAATTGCCCGCCATAGCTCATCCTTGTCTCCAGTAAGAGGATGCTTTGCCGCCAACTCAACTGCGAGCAACCCTTTTGACTGACGCCAAAGAGAGTCGTCAAGCTTTCGACGGATGTCCGCACTCATTGAATCTTCTGGAGCTGACCTCAACGCCTCAAAAGCACTTACAGGATCATCCTGAGCCCACGCCGAAAAGCGATTTGCCTGCAGCTGATCCATGTGCGCACGCTTCTGGTTTGCCAAGGTCTCGGCGTCCCAGCCCATCAGTTGAGCCTGGTAGTCGAGCTCCATGTCGACAGAGGCCGACGACTTCGCAAGATACTCGGGATCCGCGTAGTGGTTTGCGGCGTCCGCCTGCAAAGCCTCGACCTTGGACGAGGACGACTGCATCTGGTAGTGCCTCGTCTGGCTTGCGTTCCATCGCTGAGCCTGACTTTGAGCAGACTGCATGCGGTCATAGACACGGGACTGTACAGCCTCACGTGCTTGCGGAGACAACTTGCCGACAATCGCGTTGACGTCACGAGTCATCGCCTCCATTGCGGGCTGGTAATCATCCATTGCATTGCGGCCCATCTTTGTGAGATAGCCGGTCTCTGGATTGTTGAGATGCGCGTCGATCGCACTCATCACCTCGCGCTCGGCGTCGTCGCTTTCGGCCTTGATGACACGGGCGCGCTGAACGTCTAGCGCCTTGACCGCAGAGTTGGCCCACTCCTGCACAGGCATGAGCGCCTTCTTCATAACGGCGTCATAGTCCGTGCGATCCTGAGGCACGTTGATAGGCGAGAACCCAGAGTTACCCGAGTCCCGCACCTGAGGCAGGCCGCCCTGAAAAGTTGGAACCATTGGCATTTAGTACCCTCCGATCATCGTCTTCTTGTAGCTGGACGCAATGTCCGGGTAGTTCCATCCACCACTGCTTTTGCTCGTGTCAAACATCCCGGAAGCATTCATGAGCATGTAGTTGCTGGCCACTTGAGATGCGCCGCCCAACAGCGTCGTACCGAACTTGTCCCACTTGTTGACCTTCTGCGCCTCTGCCTGAAGCGCCTGAGCTTCGTAGCCGACGCCCTTCCACCGGTAGCCCCACGCCTCAGACAAGGCGTTCGACTTGATCTGGTTGACGTCCATCTCCTTGACGATGTCGGTGGACGCCTGCATCTCTGCAGCGCTTCCCTCGCCGACTGCGATGCCGTTTGCAGCCAACGCCGCACGCTGAGCAGACTTGACCTGCCCGGCCGCCATCGTTTTCGACACAATCGCCTTCTCGGACGCACGCAAAGTTGCTTGATACTGGCGCTCCATCATCTGAGCATTGATGCGGGCAATGTTGGCCTGAGCCTGAGCGGCCGCGTTCGAATGCTTGGAAACACCGAAAGAGCCGAGCGCCGTAATGGTGTTCGCGATGCCCTGCGTGATGAGCATCCCGTACCCGAATTGAGCAGGAGTAGCAGACATAGAAAAACCCTCTAAGATGCCTACACCTTAGAGGGCCTATCTCCCTACACGCGCACGATCACGAGAGCTCGAGCACCGTCGTCATGCTCACGATTCTCAGTGGCAACGGGTATTTCTGCCGAACGCAGACTTGCCCGCTCTGAGACCACTGCGGCTGAATCTGGAAGCCTATCTCGTCGGTAATCGGTTCGGGAACATTGCCAGCGAACTCTGTCGAACGAGACGGGTATTCAGAGAGCTTGTCGAACGACGGACCCGCCTGAGTGCCTGACGAATTAACCACACGAAAGAAGACCTCGCGAACGTTCTTCTTGTGGCCGGATCCGTAGGAACCATCCTGAAGCGCCATCGCCGCCGGCAGCGTCTTCATGTCCGCCATGAACGGTAGGCCGACATGGACAACTTTGGCGGGATAGGTAAGCGTGATCTTCCCGTCCTTGACAGCCTGAGGCGGCTCTACTGCGCCGTCCGCAAGAATGCTCACAGTCTCTCCCTCGAGCCAGGTGAGTCCCGTGATCTCCTTCTTTGCCTCTCCACGATACGTGCCTGCACAGTCTACATAGACGCACTCCTTTAGCTCAGAGTACTGGCGCTCCGACATGCGCTCTACGAAGCGTACGGGCTCCCCACCGATCGTTCGAAGTACCTCGACGTAGCAGATGTCCTCTTCTCCCTCCGCGACGACGCACACTGACTCAATCGATCCATTGGTCTCGACAGTAGAAAAACCACCAACCTGCTGTTCGGGAACGTAGGTCATGGCAATCATTTTCCCTGAAGACGAGACGGCCCAAACCATCGGAGTCGGCGCTTTCGAGTAGGCAAGGTCGACGATCGTCAAGTTATCGAAAAGGTGCGGCGCGCGAAGGCACACATCACCGGAGATATAGCCTCCTGCCTCATAGTTGTACCCAAGCTCACGAAGATGACCGCCACGGCCAGCACCGTAGATCATGCTCGATCCGATGACGAGAGGCTGCACGTTCGACGCACCAACATAACTCTGAGGTCGCACGGACATCGAATCGGGCGTGATGGCGTCGGAATTTAGAGGCGACACACGCCACTCTGCTGCGCCAGTCATCAACATCAGTTGAGCAAGAGGCACAATATGCAGGATCCGGTTAGCCTCTCGTGCCGCGACCCTGACAGCGATTCTGTCGTCTGACTGAGTCGGCAGCGAGTAAGACATATCTGCCTCTGTGCCGGGCCTCGTCGCCCACAAGTTATTGGGCCGATTCTGAGTCCCCCCAAACCATCTCCTCTGCTCGAAGTACGAGACAGCTCCTGGATAATCGGGTGAACGACCCACGACAGCCGAAAGCGAAGCGCCACTACCTACCGTAGACACGACCGTCAATTTCGGCGATGTGTAGTTTTGACCGCCCGATCGAACAACCACGCTCTCGATTCGTCCGTCCTTCACAGCCGGCACGAGCTCTGCACCCCATCCCGTCGTGTCACTGACGTCGATACGAAGAGACGACGGTTCGACTCCGATTGAAAAAACCGCCTTCGACGATGCAGTATCCGTCCAACAGTCGCTAGCCGTACACTCCCAATGTACATAGCTATAACTGAGCTCGATGCGCGGGCTAGAGTATCCGCTGCCAGGGGAGGTCACGGTGAAGCCTGTAATCTCAGTCTTGCATACGTCATACCATTTGCTGTTCCCGTCTCCGAACGAGACACTATCCCTACCCTTCGTTTGCTTGACGACCGGCGTAACAACTGCGCCCGCGCCTGTGCCAGTTTCGTCATAAACCCTGCACCAAATTTCAGCGTAGCGATTAACGCTGGTGATTGTCCAGTTGTCGTCACGGATGTGGTCCCCCCCACTCTTGAGCGCCACATTCGTTGTGTCAATGCCGAGGCGGTCGTAGACATACCCGCTACCGCCGTTGTTGACCGTAACCGACGTGATGCCCTTCGAAGAAAAGAAGGCGTCATCGTAGTGCGGAGGCGTAATCGATGCGTCCGGCGTAATGTTCTCATCGATGATCTTCGTCGTATCGGTCTGACCAACATACGCCCAAATACCGCCTTGATCGCGATAGACGCGATAGAGGCCAGCGCCTGTCACAGCGTTCCACTTGATCGTGTTGTACGAGCCATCGCCATATGGGTTGCAATCGATCGTCACAGACGAAGATCGAACAGACTCCTCGGTTCCGTCCGCTAGCAACGCCGTCACAGCGTAAGTCCTCTTGTAATCGGTCGGATTCGTCACATTCTTGTTGATCGTCTGTGAAGCAGAAAGCCCGGTTGGCGCGGGTAGGGACGAGCCGAACTTGATGTCTACCAGACGCCAATCAGTCGCGCCGTATCGGCGCAGCTCCTTCGGAGGATAGTTAGGATGAACCAGCGTCATCACGTCGGCCGACTGGACGTAGTGAATGTCAAAGAGATCGGCCTCAAGGTACGGCGTCTCGATCTCGTATGGTTGTCCATCGACACCCATCACAGTCTGGCCTTGTGTATGAAACCGCACGTACTTCTCACCAAACTCAAGCACCATGGTCTGAGTGATCGAAAAGTTGAACGGGATGAGGCGAGCCTTCTTGCCCTTGTGCTTCGTACGATTGACGTACTTTAGACCAGGCCTCGTAACGATAGGCCCTTGCGGCTCGATGAGGAAGTTCTTGCACAGGGCCATGCCAGTCTGATACTTCCCATCGTCAATGCGTGCATACATCGCAGGCGAGACCTCTCCGCCATTGAAAGCGCGTTGGTAGTTTCGGATTGCCATCAGATTACCCTCGCACGCAAGCCGGACGGCAAAGGCCACTCATCGCGACGACGATGAACAGACATTTTCGAATCAACCGTTTTGGCTCGAGAAAGCGCAGCTTCATACTGCTGCAGGAGACGAATGGCCGCGTCGCTCGAACTGTCCGAGCGCTTTACGGGGCCTACTAGAAAAGATGCAAGAAGGATCACCAGTGCCTGCACAAAGTAGGTCGGGAAGACCGTTGCCGTGTCCACATAGGAGACGTAGGTCAGCACGACGCTCTTCGAATTCGTGAAGACAGCTCGACCCGAGTTCGACTCATATAGCTCGACCTCAAAGTCAAGCGGCAGTCCTTCCTTGCCTACCTCGGACACGCGTAGTAGACGCACACAGTCGGAGGGAAGGAGAAAGCCGTGCTTCCACTCATAGAGATCCTCGTCCACGTTTGAGAGCTCGACGCCTCTGGAACGCCGGATCGCAAAAGACCAATCGTGCTCCTCATAGAGCTTGCGCAAAGCAAGCGGATACCACCTCGCGCAATGACCGGCCTGAGGCGATCCGTCCGGCGGCGTGATGGATGTCACATCACCAGAGTCGCCAAGCATGCCGAGCGCAAGGTTGCAGATGTCAACAGCAGTAGCCATAAAGAAAAAGCGGGACGTTTGTCCGCCCCGCCTCCTGAAAGAATTTTCAGCTGTTCATGCGTCAGGCGGCAGCGCCCGGCAGGAACTCAATGCCCTCGACCTTGTACGTCGTCGGGACTTCGATCACGTCGCTCAGATACGCCGTCATCGTGCCACCCGTAATGGAGGTAGGCGTCGTCTTGAGACGAACGTATCTGCGATGCTTGACCGGCATCGGAAGAGCAAGACCCTTCGTCGTGTCGGCAGGCTTCAACGTACCGGACACAAGCACCGGAGCGAAATCACTGTTGTTGTCAGAGTCCTCGATCGCAATCACGATAGAGGTTCCGGCGAGAGCCGTCGGGAACTTGCAGACCACATAGAGCGGTCGATCATTCAGACCGGTCGTCGGAGCCTTCTGAAGGAAGTCGATCACATCAGAAGTGATAGCAGTGGTAGCCGCCTTCTTCTCGCAGAACGCGAGCTTAATATCCATCATCTTTCCTCTCCTTTACTTGAGAATCTTGCCCGTGTTGGGCATGATGTCCGTCCCAAGTCGATGAATCGGCACGCCGCGGAACGTCATGCACTTGCGACCTGCGACCTCATCCTGAGAAAGAAGAACGTTGTCCTTGTTCAGGATCTGGCGAGCCAGGAAGCTACGGGTGTTGTCGTTCATGTAGAAGGCGACACGACCCTGCTGCTCGTCGGGCAAGCGCTCAAGAGCATCGATCATCAGATCGAGAAGGTCCGGACCCGTCGTGTTCTTCTTCGTCAGCTTCGTGGAGTCGATGTTGGCGATGCGGACGACGCGCTGCGGATCGTACATGGCAACGCCAATATCCCAAGCAAATTCCGTAATTTCTGCACGGAAGCGCTTGCCGTTGGCGTCAAACGCGTACTGTTCGCCCATGTTCTCCACAGAGAGACCAGCGTTGGAACCGTTCTCCGGATAGAAAAGATACGTCGAAGCAGGATCCCAGTTGATCAGAAGGATGTCCGTCTGCTTGTTTTCGGTCGTACCCTTGGCATCGATGATTCGATCGGCAAACGCTTCGTTCTGAAGCGTGACGATGTTGAGAATGCCGTTCGGGTCGCGGCTTTCGAGGTTGCTGTCGCCGTAGAGGACCTTCTTGAGGACAGACCGGGAGAGGCCGCGCATGAAGCCTTCGTCCGTGCGAAGACGGAAGGCGGCGCGCTCATTGGCCTTGCGGGTGTCGAGAAGGGACTTGTCCACTTCGGAGCGAGAACGGACCATGGCGGCAGCGTAGCGAACGTCCGCGCCCGTCACGCGCTCAGCATCCCAACCTTCGTTGAAGGCTCGCACCTGACCTTCCGGGTAGGACGTCACGACCTTGCCTCGGTCACCGAAGCCGTCATTGCCACGCTGAATGACAGCCTGGTCAAAGAAGCCGTTGTAATCTCTGATGGTATGGATAAGCTGGCGCACCGGCTTATCGCTGGTAAGACCTTCGAAGTCCGCCAGAGTGATCGGATTCGAGTCAGTCACAACATTCGGCATTTACTTGCCTCCTTTCATTGCGTCTTGGTAAAACTGCTCGGCGGTATATCGTCCGTCTTCGGCAGATCCGCCACCGGGGTACTTCGCCTCGCCGAAAGCGCGTCCGATGCGGCTCAGCAGTCGCAAAGCGCCCGGATGGTTGCCCATCGGAGAGCTTAGGAACTCCTGAATATCCGCGTCGACCTTACCATCAGCGTTACGCGCGAAGGTGTCGCGAAGACGAGCGATGTCAGAGAGCGACTGCGTGAGCTTCTGGCCACCGAACTCCTTGTCGGCTTTCGACTGTTCCATCCACTCATTCGAGATCTCTGCGATACGTTCAGCAGAGCGCTTCTGAAGTACGGGAGCCATCTTGTCAAGGAACCCTTGCGCCTGTTCCTGACTGAGATTTAGCTCCTTCGCTACGCCTTGGAAGGCCGTGCCGACTTCTGTATCGAGCTCGGTACCTTCAGGCATCTTGAAGTCCTCGTACTTCTCGGGGGCGCCCTGCTTCTCGCCTTCGCCCTCCTCTTTCTCGGCACCCTCTTCGCCTTCTGCCTGACCTTCAGCACCGGCTTCGCCAGCCTCACCGTTGCCGCCTTCCTGCGGCTCGGCCTGCTGCTTACCCTCGTTGCTTTCGGCAGACGTCAGCAAAGTGCCGGCATTCGTGTCGGACTCTTGTGCGGCAGGAGCGGGCGCAGTGCCCACACCGCCGGTCGGAGTCTGTTCAGTCGCTTCCATTCGCTTCGTCCTGCATTAACCTGTAAGCATTCGCATCCACCGACATGATTCGATCAAGGAGCTTCAGCCCAACATTGCGCTGGCCCTCATTGAAGGCCATCACGGCAATGTCACGATCAAAGCTGTTTCGGTAGATGCCCGTATCGGAAAGTAGCTGCCACAGGACAATGCGTCCGTCGCGCGTGGCCAGTACGGCCTTCAACGCATTGGCGATCTTCTGCAGCCTGATCCTTTCCTCTTCTCGAGCCTCGACCTCCTCCCTGCGGAAGGGATCGCGCTCAGGTGTCATGATGTCAGTCGTCATACTTCACACGCGCACTTACTGCTGTGCCATTGCCGCAAGTCCCTTGACGGCCTGACCGGCCATCGTGGAATCGTCGGACGGAACGCGGCCGAGCTTCGCCAGAGCGTCGGCAGACTGTTGCATCTGTTCGGCCTGCGCCTGCTGTTGCTGGGCCTGCTGTTGCTGTTCAATCGCCGCCTGCGCCTCATCGGTTGGAACGACAACGGACGGAGCAACAGAGAAATAGTCCGCATACTCGTCAACGAGATTGAACGCGTTGAGCTTCTGCAGGATGTTCGGGTTGACCTGGGCGGCCTGCATGACGCGACTCACGAACTGATCGAGACTGTTGGCACGGATCGCGCGTTGAGAGCGCGCCAGCATGGACGTGTACTCGACCGACAGCTTCTGCCCTCGGAGCTCTTCAGGAGGCGGCGGAAGCTGTCCCTGACGCGCGAGGATGTCAAAGCATCGCTCGATGAGCGGACGCAAGACCTCCTCGTTGAGACGAGAGAGCACGGGCCCGAGCATCATTAGCTTTTCCTCGTGACGCTCGGCCACTTCGGTAGCCGTCATCTGTCCGTGACCTGCATTCGCAATCATCATGAAGAGGTCAACGTTGAAGGCCGCATTGATGCGACTGCGAACGTCCGCGATGTCTTCTCGAAGATCTCCAAGCGGCAAGTTCACCGCGAAGGCCGGCTGCACCTGATTGCCTGCACCGGGATTGTCAATGTACGAACGTCCGCCAGGCAGAAAGTCGACCTCATTGTCGCGAGCGTCTGCCGGCATGATGAGCGGCGGATTGACCATGTAGTCGACCGCATTGCCCTTTTGAACTTGATGATGATTGAGCTGAAGCGCGTCGCCGATTGCCATCATGCCCGGCGATTCCTCGCTGTACACGTCCGAAGCCGATGCGCCCCACCTGCCAACGACGGCAGGAAAGTCTCTGTAGCCTGACTCGTCGAGGACGCCTGATGCATCCTCATCATGATCGACCTGAATGACGACCGACCTCCACGGCATGTTTCGGTTGTCGAGCTTGCTGGGATCACGGTCGAAGCGCGGCTCAATGGCATGAATGCAGACGAAGGGCTCATCTACCTTCCCCTCGTCGTAGTTGGTCAGAACGGCGCGAGACACCCTGTCTCGTCCGTAGCGAGAGACGAGCTGGCCCGCCGTCATCGTAAAACGACGATAGAGCGTGTCAGGACGCCCCCTGAAGTCACAGCCGATGCAATACTCGCCGCACACGAGAGGATGCGCCACGAAGCTGTAGACGGGGTCCTCGACGATGACGAAGGCCGCCACGCCGAAGACGCCAACCTCGCGCCATGTGTGCTGTAGAGCCTGATAGATGTTCGTCTGAGTGAAGGCCATCTCCATGATGCGCTGGACATCATCGAGCCAGACCTTCACGGCATGCGACTCGTCGAGATCAGGGGAGCCAGTCGTCAGCGAGAACCACTGCGACGACGGATCCGTCATGCCGGACATGAGACCGGCCTGCAGGATGTTCGCAGCGCGGACCGCCGTCGAGTCGTAGATGCGATTCCAACGGTCCCGTCCCTCGTTCGTCTTTGATTTGGTGTACAGGAAGCGGCCTGACGCAGGCGTGATGTGGCGACTGATCTCGAGCCACTGTGAGACGTATGGCTCACGCTCTACCTTCAGGCGCTCCCACCTGCGAAGGACACGCTCACGCAGGTCCTTATCCTTCATGGCTTACCCCAACTTGCCGCCGGCACCAAGGTTCAGATCTCCGACGCCACCCGCACCTGTGAGGAGCGTGGAGCCGCCTGACAGACCCGCATTCGTGTTCTGATCGAGGATCGAGCCTACGTCTGCCGACTGTCCCCCCTGCTTGCGCTGCTGTTGGCGCTGCTGTGCGGCCTGCTCCTTTGCCTGCTGCTCGGCGCGCTTGGACGCGGCCTCTTGGGCCTTCGCCTGCTTGTTGCTCGAATAGACGGAGGCGGCAGCACTAGCCGCCGCGATTGCACCGCCAACAATGTAAGCACCTACGGTTCCACCTGACATGAAGTCCTCCTAGACATGAGTTGTTCGTATTCGTCCGTAAATTCCTCCTCCGCCTCCTCAAGCGTTTTGGCTTTTGAGGGGAAGGACATCGTGATGTACGTCTCGGACCGCGCGATGAAGATTTGCGATCTGCCCGGTGCTCCGCGAAGCACGGCATAGCCAACGATTTCTCGGGCATCCTCACCGACCTTGACGATGCAGTCACCAGCAACGGTGACGAGCGTCGGCACCTTGATGACTGCGCCGCACAGAATGGAACTGGCCGGCATCTTGACCGTTCGGACGTACATGCCACCATGAAAGAAGTGCTCGGTCGGGAAGTCGTACTGCGGCATCTCTGCGACGACAGCACGCATCCTCATCGTTTCGTCGAGATCCTCTGGAGAGCAAGCCGGTAGGTCTGACACAATCGAAAGGGCACTCATAGCTTTTTCCAGAAGAGCGTGTTCATGGGCGTCGCGACCTTCTCAAAAAGCTTTTCGGCACGCGTCCCCTTTTTCACACCCCAGTAGAAGCCGTAGCACCCGTCTTCCTTGGCGAAGCGCTCTGCAGCCTCAATCAGGGCCCGACCGACGCCACCCTTTCGGTAATCGAGGTCGACCCACAGAGACTCCGACGACGCAAGCCTTTTGGCCTTGAAGTGCGGAATGGTTGTCGTGACGTAGTTGACGAAGCCGACCAGGCGGTCACCGTCAAAAGCGCCGACACTGTGCAGCGTCCCCTTGATCTCAAGCCACAGATACTCTTGATAGTCAGGGTCAGGCTCGAGGTCCGGATATCGCACGTCCTCTCCGTACTCCTTTACGATCTTCGGCCACGCGGGATTTTCCCAAGCCTCTCGGCAGGTGATTCGTTGGATACTTATGGTCATCGGATGCTCCTGTAATGGCTACATCCTCCCTCAGCAACCTCACCACACGCGCACTGATCATGCTCTACTACGACGATCCTTCGAACGAAAGCAAAGAGAGGCAAGAAATCAACCGGCTTAAGGAAGAGGTCAAAAGATTAAGATCGCATGCAATTTTATTGGCCGCTTCAAACATATCAGGTCTAATCATTTGCATTGGCATTGCGGTCTCAAATGGAGCATATAGTCAGAAGTTCTTTTTATTTTCTTTTGGTGATGTAGCATTTTCTTTAGGAATCATTTGGTTTTGGATTAACGCCGCATACCTTTTTATAGGTGCTCCTTCGACAAAAGAATTGAACTCCAAACTCACATGTATTTGCGCCTCGATCATAGTGTTGCTATCGTTAGCGACAATGTTTTTGTTCTATAGGGTCATACTTCCATATTAACGATACGGATCTCTGCTCCTGATCTCTTGGCGTCGACGCCCAACCGGGGGCGTCGGGTTGTCGCAGTATTCATTCATGCGAACTGCGAAGGTCAGGGCCAACGCATCGGCATTGTCCGGCGACGCCATGCCGCGCTTTTTCATGTCCTCTTTCTTCTCGAGCAGGATTTGATTCGTTGGGGTGTAGCCGTATTCGACGCCCGTCAGGTCAGTCTCAAGATCAGAGTCCTGCGGCAAGCAGCCACCCTGCGCGATCCACTCTTTCATGCGTCCCCACATCTCAGCACGGAGATTCTTGTAGCGCTGTGTATTCGTAGCGCCAGAGCCGAAGTTGATTGCGTTGACCGGATAGCCGTTGTGTCGGAGCCAGTCAACAGGCGAGGCACCGACGCCGCCGGTGTCGACATTGATGACGATCTTGCGAACGCCGAGCTTTCGCAAGTGGTTGAAGTGCTCAGCCACCTTGGCTCCGAGCTCGTGCCCGTCTAGGCCGTGGAACTTCTGCTTTGCAATGGAGCGCCCGTCAAGAGCGAAGCGCGTCCAAATCACCGACGCGTCATCACCGAAGCGCGCCACGTCGACGCCGATGATCGCTACCGTCTGCGCATAGTTGACGACACCCATAGGTCGCTCCATGGCGGCCTGGACGATGTCACGAGGAATGAACTGCATGCTCGAGCTATTCGGGAACTCTCCTCGGACACGAACGCGGAAGAAGTCAGAGTCCTCGCCATAGTCCGCGAGCCATTCAGCAATCTTTTTCTTGTCCGTCATGGCGGCGTCGCGGCCGTCGACGTGTCGGTTATTCCAACGGTGACGGAAGCGATTGAAGCACTCATAGAAGCGCCCGGTCGAGCGCGTCGGGTTCCCGAACGCAAACCAAAAGATCTGCGTCTCGCTGTCAGTCAGAGCGCCTTCCGTGACCTCCCAGATGCAATCAGCAATAGCCGATGCTTCGTCGAAGATCACGATGATGCGGCGCTTCTTGTTATGCAAGCCGGCGAAGCCTTCAGGCTTAGTCTCTGACCACGGGATAGCGTCAGCACGCCATGTCTTATCGTGGCCCGGCTGCTTGCATGCAACGGACATAGCCGACACTGAGAACCAATCCTTGAAGATACAGAGGTTGTGCCACTTCGCCACTTCTGCGAACGTCTTGGTACGAAGCTGGTTCTCGGTGTTAGCAGTCACGACGATTCGAGTATCCGGGAACGTGCAGAGGCCCCATAGAATGATCCAAGCGACAAGGCCAGACTTGCCAACGCCGTGACCTGCAGCCACCGCGTACTGCATGACGTGCTCCCAAGCCTCGCCAGACTGTAGCTTGTCTCTCATGTCTGTCAGGATTGAGGTCTGCCACTTGTCGGGACCGGCCATGCCCTCGAGGGAATCTTTGCCCCATGGGAAAGCAACCTGCACGAAGCGCAGAGGATCCGAGGAGCACTCAGCGGCCAGATACGTCATGGCCTTGCCGATGCCGGCTTTCGTAGTGAGGTCAAACTTAGGCGTTGTCATTGTCATTTGCGCAGAAGGTCCTGGAGAGTTTCTGAGAGCGTTTGAATGGTCTGATCCTTGTCGACCTGTTCGCGGCCCATGCCAAGGCACTGGGAGAGTGTCTTGAGCGCGGCATTCGCGCCCGCAGCGTCGACGGGAACGAGAATCGGGTTTCCGTCTAAGTCGAGACGCGGTTCCCCAACGATGTCGAGCTTCGGGACTCGTCGCGCACAACACTTGGCAAGCTCCTTGAGCTCTGAGAAGACGAATGCCGCATCGACGATCGCCTCCTCCTTTGCCGGTTGGCGAAGAGCCTCCACAGCGTCTCTGACCTCAACATTTTTCAACAGCCTGCTGGCGATTCTGTCGGCCGTTTTGGCGCTATATCCTGCCTTCACAGCGGCCTCAGACGCATTCTTGAAGCCTCCTCTCGCATATTCATTGACGAACGCCTGCTGTCTCGCATTCAGCATTCTCACCACCTCCTCACAAACGTTTTCCACCCTGCCACCGACTGACAACGTCGACGGCCTGAGATGTAATCCCTGAGCGTTCTAATCGGCATATCCAACATCAAACTAATCTGTCGATAGGTATACCCCTGTTCCCTCAACTGACGCGCATGCTCGACGTCAGAGTTCAAATAGATCGCGTTCACATGATCCTCGCCGATTGCCCGTCCGTTGTCGTTCACAGCTACAGTCATCCGGTGCTCGGAAGTAGCGTGGATATTCGAGCTTGACCTTTCGGATTGCGGCATCGATGATCTTTGCTCGCCTGAGCGAGTTGTCCCACGCGACTCGTCGCGCGTCGGCGGCAGCTCGAACAAGGCAAGCTGACGCCACTGGCGGGAGGAATCCAGAGACTCCGAGTTTTTGTTTTTGGTCATTCATCAGTGTTCCTCTCTCCAAAAGAGATCGATCTCCACGCGGCCGTGGGGACGGTCAGGCTCTCGGACTGCGGGCTCGAGCAGGTGGAAGCACCTGTCATCGATGCGCAGTGCCTGAGCGATGCCGTCGAGTGAAGACTTGAGCGACGCGATCAAGTTGTCCTCGTCGCGCGCCCGTCGGTCAGGCGGGAAGAACGTGCATCGATATCCGATGCTCCCATCCGGCACGGCCCGACGGCCCTCTGCTTTGCTGTATGCGGCGGCAAAAGCGACGCGCCTAGCAGCCGCTACGAGCTTGCGCTTGATGGCCCAGTGGCAGCGCGCATTCGGCGAGAGTCCATGTGCCGGCCACGGTAGGACGACGCGTAGATGCTTTTTTCTCATGGATATTTCCTCATCAGTCATCGAACCAGTCGCCCTCGAAAACCCACGCGACGAGCATCGCGAAAAGCAGGACGCTCCCTATAAGGCATTCGATTTCGTCCATTTCCTTCCCTTTACCTATCTGGTTCCCCGTGGGA